TGACGCAAGTCCTTGAGGTTCTCCCCGCCGCCGGCAATGGCTTCCTGTTTCTTGGCACTCTTCACGTCGTAGAAGTAGGCACGCACACCGTCATAGCTGTCGCGCTCGGCATGCAGGTAGCGGTGCTGGTCGCCGTCGGCGCGAGTCAGGGTGATGTGGGGCAACTCGGCGCCGCTTGCGGTCTTGCCGCCGCTCGCCGGCAGGCACAGCAGGCAACCAGCCTTGACGGTGACCACCGCATCGAACTCTTCACCAATGCGGCTGAGCAGGTTGGCATCAGATTCGTTGGCCTGGTCGAGCTGCAGGATGGGCAACCCGTCCAGGGCGCTGGCAATGGTGGCGGTCAGACCGTTGCCCAGGGCAATGTCGCCCAACACATCGCCGAGTGTTGCGTTGCTCCAGCTGCGTTCGCGTTTGGTCTTCAACCCCTTGCGCAGGTCCGCCGAGCGGGCACGGATGCTCAGCACATCGGGTGCGCCGCTGTGTTCGGTTTCGTCGACGGTGTAGGAGCCTTTGTCGACCAGACCAGTGTCGCTCCAGCCGAGCCACAGCCGGATTACCGCACCCGTGGGCGGGATGGTCAGCAAGCCGTCGTGGTCGCTGAGGGTTAAGCTGAGCTGGTCGGCCTCTATGCCGCGGTTGTCGGTCAGGTCCAGGTTCATCAGCCGCGGGCTGATCAAATGAGCAATGTCATTGCCATCGACGGTGATGCGAAACGCCGGCACCGGGTAGGCGGCATCCCGTCGAAAGCGTTCGGCGCTATCGCTCAGGAATCCGGTGACACGGGAGAGGGCGGCATCGATCACAGTAGCGATCTCATGATGCCAACGCCCGCGCGGGTGCCGGCGCCGATCAGGTCGATCCGGTCGTCATCGATGCGCTTGAGGATGAGGGTGAACTCGATGCGCCGTGGCGTGCCATCGCGGAAGAAAATTGTCCTGGTCTCGCTCAGGCTCTCGATGATCCACAAGCCGTAAATACGGCCGCTGCCTTCGACCATGGGCCAGGCCTTGCCGGTGTTGGCCATCAGGCGCAGGGCGTCGAGGCTGAGGGTGCTGCCGGCCAATTCGGGCAGGATGATGCCGGGGAGGGTGATGGCGTCTTCTCCACGACCGATGAACTGCCTGGCCGGTGCCGCGCCGACGCGGTTGTTGCTGGCGTGGCGCCATTCGGTTTGGCGTTGCAGCTCCTGGTAAGCGGCAGTGGATAGGCTGAAGACGAACATGCCGAGGGCCAGCATCATGGTTGTTTACTCCAGGTCCGACAGTCTGCTGCGCGTGCGGGCGCCTTTTTCACGCTCGATGCGGGTCAGCTCGGTGCGCACAACACGGGCAATGGCGTGTGCATCCATGCCGGGGGTTGGATGAATGTTGATCTCATAGTTGTCGTGGCTGTCGTAGGCCGGCGAAGTCATGCTGCTGATCGGCGGTCGATCATCGATGGCCAGGGCGGGCATGGACGTAGCGCCGAGCGCCAGGGTTCCGGCAGCGGTGAGCTGTTTGCCCATGCGGGTGATGGCGTTGAGAGGGCCTTTTGCACCTCCTTCCAGACCGAGGGTCAGGCCCGCCATGGTGAAGCCACCCAGCTCGGCAAACACCCGCGAGGGGCTGTGGATATCGAGTTTTTCCTTGAACCAGCCGATGGTCGAGTCACCGATTGAGGTGATGGCGCCCTTGATCTGGCCCATGCCAGCGAACAGCCCGTTGACCAGGCCGTTGACGATCATGTTGCCGAACTCGGTAAAGCGGCTGGGCAGGTCCACGCCCAGGTAACTGAGCACGCCGGCGAACGCCTGGTAGATCAAACCGATGGGGCTGAAGTTGGTCAGCGTCGTGAGGATGCCACCGATTCCGCTGCTGAAGCCGGCTTTGATTTCGGTCCAGGCGCTGGTGAAGTACAGCTTCACCGCGTCCCAGTTCTGGTAAATCAGGTAGGCCGCGCCGGCAAGGGCGGTCACGGCCAGGCCAATGGGGTTGAGCATCAGCGCGCGACCGATCATGAGCAGGGCCTTGCCGACAAAAGGCAAAACGGTTTTGCCAAGCTTCCATAGCATGCCTATCAGACTAGGCAGTCGAATTCCCATTTTGGCGAACATTAAGCGCAGGGCGGCGAAGGGCAGTAGCACGCTGGCCACGGTCACTAACAGCCCGCCGATGGCCATGCCCAAACCGGCCACAATGGCGATGGTTTTGACCAGCCCCGATGCGAGTCCGGGGTTTTCCTTGGCCCATGTTTTAACGCCGCGAACAATGTCGATCACCGCCTGCACCAAACCCCGCAGCGGACCATCCTGCTGCTCTTGCAGTTCGATACCCAGGTCTTGCCAGGCACTGCCGAGCGTGGTCAGGTCACCCTTGAGATTGTCGGCCATCACTTTGGACGTTTTGGCTGCCTCGCCTTGGGTCTCGCGCAGGGTTGCAATGAGTTTTTGCAGCTTGCCGATACCGGCACTTTCGACCAGCTCTGCCATGCCCTTGACTGCGTCTTCACCCGCAATGTCCTTGAGTAATCCGCCTTTTTTGATGTTGCCCAGGGCTCTGGTTTTGTCGTAAATCTCTTTGAGGATGTCGGGCATCGGCCGCATGTTGCCATCGGCATCGGCGGTTTTAATCTTAAGTTGTTCCAAGGCTTTTTCAGCAGCTTTGGGCGGAGCTGCCAGGCGGTTCATGATGGTGCTCAACGCTGTGCCACTCATGCTGCCCTGAAGACCGGCATCACCCAGTTTGCCTGCCATGGCGGCCGCAACTTCGAGTTCGACGCCGTAGGTTTTCGCCATGGGCGCGGCATATTTCATGGTGTCGCCGAGCATCTGCAGGTTGGTGTTTGAGCGCGTGAAGGTGCCCACCAGCACATCGCCCAGTTTGTCCATCTGATCGGCTGTCATGCCCAAGCCAGACATGATGTTTGAGGCGATGTCGGCCGTCTGCGCCAGGTCAGCGCCACCGGCTGTCGCGAGGTCGAGCATGCCGGGCATCGCGGCTTTGATGGCTTTAGGGTCGAACCCCGCCATGCCTAGAAACCCCTGAGCATCGGCAGCCTGGCCGGCGGTGAACATTGTCGAACCACCCAGTTCACGGGCTTGATCGCGCAACGCTTGAAGCTGCGCCTCTTTCTCTGGATCGTCCTTGTCCAGTCGAGTGATGGCCTGCACCCGACTCATGCTGGCGTCGAATTCCAGACCAGGTGCAAGAACACGCGCTCCACCATAGAGCGCAGCGCCACCGCCGGCCAACATGGATGCACCCTTGCCCGCCAGATTGCTCGCCGTTTGCTGCTGACGTTGATAGGCCTTGCTGGCTCGAGTCAGGCTTTGTTGTTGACGCGCCAAGGACTCAAGGCGCTGGCGTTGAGTCTCCATTTGCTGATTGGCGCCGCTGATGTCTTGACGCAGTCGTCGCTCATGCTCGCTCAGCGTGCGGGTCGTCATGCCGGCAGCTTGCAGCTTTTGGCGCAGTTGCTGGAGTTGCACTGTTTGGGCACTTTCTTGCTGTCTGAGCTGATGCAGCGTGCGCTTGGCTTGTGCGAACTCTCGGGTCATGGCACGGGTAGGGTGTTGAGTTTGTCCCAGGGTTTTCCCTAATTGCTGGGTGTGCAGGCGAGCGCTCTCCAGTGCTGTCCTGGTGGAAGCCAGACCCTGTTTCAGCTCACGGAACCCAGTGACTTGCTTCTGGGCATCGTTAAGGTTTTTTAGCTTGTCGCGAGCCGCTTTGAGCGCTTGCGCCGCTTCTGTTGACTGCCGCTGAATGGCGCGGAGCGGTCGTGTAGCGCGGTCGATGGCGTTGAGAATTACCTGAAGTTTTAAGTCATTGGCCATCGGTGGAACTCCGCACCCTGGCGCGCTCGCGCCAGTCCATCAGTTCTTGCAGGCCCAACTGGTCCATGTCAGCTGGCGCCCAGTGAAAGACCACGGCCAGGTCGGCCATGGCGTCTTCTACGCATCGAGGGAGGCATCCGTTCTCACCGACCTCTGCAACAAAAAACCGGCAATCTTGCTGCCGCACGCGAGCAGGTCGGCCGGGTCCATGCCGGTGGCTTCCGGCGTGGTAATGCCTGGGCTGGTGATGCGCGGCAGGATCTTGATCAGGGTGGTCACGTCCATGTTCAGCAGCTCTACCAACTGGATGCCGCGCAGCTCGCCGGAGGTGGGTTTGCGCAGGGTCAGGCTGGTGAAGTAGCTCTTGCCGCGAACAATGGGCGTATCCAGGTGGACGGTGTTGTCGTCAGTCGGGGGCAGTGCTGCGACGGTGTCTTCAGGCTTCATGTGTGGCTCCAGATTTCAGGGTTGGCCGTTCTCGGTTGAGCGCGGCGGGATGGGTCAAATGCCGAGGGCGGCGCGCTGTTTTTCCAACATGTCGACGCCGTTGACCTTCTCGATGAAGTTGAGCAAGTCGATCTCGATGATTTCCTCGTTATCGACGATCAGCTTGTAGTAGGTGCAGGTGGTGGTGATCGAATGTTCGGTGTCTTCCCCTGGTGCCGCATCGCCCATCTCGATGGTTTCGTGACGGCCACGCAGGACGACTTCCACGGTGCTGACTTCACCGGTGTCATCCTGCTGGAACGGACCGGAGAAACGCAGGCCGATGCCGGCCGCGTTGACGGCGCCGAACTGGCGCAGGGAAATCAGGTCCAGGCCGCCGGTCTTCCATTCGAACTGGATGCCGTCGTCGGAGAAGCCCAGGTCAACCTTGACCGGGCCGTTCATGCCACCGCCGCGATAGGCTTCCATCTTGCGACCGAGCGGGGGCAGGGTGACTGACTTCACCACGCCGACGTAGCTGTGGGCGTCGTTGAACAGGTTGAGGTTTTTCAGTTTGCGAGGCAGGGCCATGGCGGTGTTCTCCGGTACACGGGTCAGCTATTGATCTTGTTGGCGAAGTTGATCAGGTAGCGGTCAGTGATGCGCTGCCGCAGGGTGAGGTCTTCGAGCGGTGGCACGGGCGTGTAGTCGTAGTCGAGGAACAACTTGCCGGCCTTGAGGGTGTCCTTGTCGTTGATGTCTTCCGGGTACCAGCAGCTGCCGCCAATCAGGTAGCCAGCGGCAATCAGCTCGCGAAACTTGGCGTTGATGCTCTCGATCATGTCGCGCACCAGGGAAGGATTCATCGGCTTGTCGATGGCCCACATCTGCGCCTCGGCCATGGTGTCGGCGAGGATCTGCGCGGTGCGCGTGTAGTTCTCGAAGGCGAACAGCGGATCGTCGCTGCAAGTGCGGCTGCCCCAGAAGCGGAAGCCGCCCTCGTTGATCAGGGTGGTGACTTCGTTGCTGTTGAGGTAGTTGGCGTCGGTGACCGGGTTTTGCAGATCCCAGAACACGTCGGCACTGATGCCGGTGACGCCGTTGACGGCGACGTTGGACAGGGTTTTGTGCCAGCCCACTTCCTGGTCAATTTTGGCGCGCAGGCCGAGGGCACGGGCAACGGCCGAGGCTTTCACTGTCGCACTGGTCACGGTGTCCCAGTTCTGGAAGTCCGGCCAGATCACCATCACTTCACGGGCGCCGAAGTTCTCGCGGTAGGCGACAGCTTCTTCTTTGGTTTTGCAGTCCCAGGCACTGACGTAGTTGAACGCGCGCAGCTGCTGGCCGATGCTGACCAGGGCGGCGGCCACCGGTTGGTTGTCGAGGCCCGGCACGCCGAGGATGCGCGGCACCATGCCGACTTTGGCCTTGGCGGCGAGCAGGGCTTTCATGCCAGTGTATTTGCCGTCGGCGGTGGTGGTGCCAATCAGGGCGCTGTTGGTTTCCGCCTCGGTAGCGCCTTCCTTGACGCGCACGACGATGGTGTAGGGTTTGGTCTGGTCGGCGATGGCTTGCAGGCTCACCGCCAGGGTGCCTTTCACGCCGGCCTTGCCGACGGCAGTCTGCACGTTAGTCAGCAGTACCGGAGTATCCAAGGGAAAGAGAGTGGCATCGGCGTCGTCGGCCGTGCAGACCAGGCCGATGACAGCGGTGGGGATGGTACGAATAGGGCGGGTGCCGTCGTTGAGTTCGAGCACCCGCACGCCGTGAAGATAATCGGCCATGGTTTTGCCTGCGCAGTAAATGAGATGACAGTGCACAGGCTGCCGCGCGCGCGGCGGTTGGGCGAGCGCGTGGGCTTGTCTGAGGGGTGATTACAGGGTGGACAAAAGGCGGCTGAATGACTGACGTTGCTCAGCCAACCATTGTGGTGCTGCCGGACGGCGATCAATTGACGGAAATTCGCCCGACTCTGGCCAGTTGCGCAAGGCACGGCGATAGACCTGAAGGTCGGTGTATTGCAGGGCGGTCAAGGTTGTTGCGGTACCGTCCTCCAGCTCGTCACGGTGACGGGTGACCACTTCATCGGTCACTCGCAGTTCACTGTCGCGCCAGTACCGTTCTTGCTCCGCGAGCTGTTCGGGAGTCTGCGGCGGTGGATCCGCCAGCACCGGATGACCCTCGGCATCCTCGCAGATGACCTTGCCTGCAGACTGACCGTCCAGAAGCGCTTGATGCCATTCGTGGGAAATCATACTGGCGTCCACCGGAATCATGCAGTCCGGATTGTCGATCAACACCATTGGCGCCGGCGCGGTTGAGCCCTGCGGAGGATTCCAGTCCGGGTCCGGGATAATCATTTTGCGAGGGCCGTGATACTCCTCGTCGTAAAAGGCACGAGGGCTGCTGTGATAGAAAATAGACACGAAAACCTCCAGTGGTTAATAGCCCAGTGCGCGCCAGTAGATCGGTGTTGCTACGCCGTTCGACCGACCGACAAACCCGGTTAGCGAGGCGTTGTTGTCCAGCCAGGCGACGACATCGCTAGTGCTGGGAGAAATGGCAGTGAATTGAAGCGAGAGCACCCCGCCCGTGAACGCCAGGGGGAACGTCACAGCAGACGCCGCGCCGGATACGGCCTGGCTCGTCCAGATGCCCCACTGCTCAACGATGCCGCCGCTATGTTTCTTGTAGCCGTTGATGCCCCTTATCTGCCCATGGCTGCCGCTGCCGATGACAAGCCAGAGGCTAGCGTATCGGGTGATGGACACCTCATCTCCGACCTCCAGGCCAAACGTGGTGGCGGTGCCTGAGGTGTTGAAGGCACCAATGAAGCTGTCGCCTTCGTTGGCCGTTGAAAAGTTGACTCGACCTGCGCCCAGGTTAATCAGGCGTACCGAAGCACCATCGGCGACGGATGCAAGGCTCGGCATCCTCAACAGAGTATTGGCTGAGGCCGAAACAACTATATCGGCCCCCATTTCCGTCGCCGCGATGGTGCCGGAGCCGATGATTGCCGTGGTTCGTCTCTTGTTGCCCACAGCGCGTTGCACAAACTCGGTTGTTGCCAGCGCCTTGCTGCTGTCAAATTGAGGGGGAGTATTGGCCCTGGGATCGCTCAGCACCGCCGCGTTGATCGGCGCAAAGCCGTGGGTCACGTTCTGGAACATCAGCGCCGTGGTGCCGACGACAATGGCCCCGTCCGTAATCAGTTGCCAGCGCGTGTCGGCCAACGTTGCGCCTTGCTCGACTGACACCAGCATTGCTGACGTGACCTTGGCATTGCTATCGGCATCGGGCGCCCGTGACCAGGCGGCAGCCGCGGCGATGTAGAGACCGTTGTCCTTGCCCGCGGTCTGGTTCTTCACCAGCACCCGGTCACCGGCCAACAATGTCACACCGTCAACCGTTTGAAGGCCGACCAGTGCGATGCTGGTTGTGGTCGCCACGCGCACCGATTGTTTGCTGTCGAGCTTGTACAGCTCTTCCAGGATCCGCTGTTCGACAAACTCTCGGGTCGCCAGCACCACCGCAGGATCGATCTTGAGAGTGATGTTGCCGGCGCTGCTGACGATCAGGTTCATGCGCACAATCTGCGTGCGTCCGGAACCTTGCGACAGCACCGGTTTGAAGCTGGGGGCGCAGTTGGCCACGGCCACCAGGTCGCCATCGGCATCGTACAGGCCGATTTCCTTGATCCACTTTCCACCTTCATCGGCCGGGATGATTTGTTCGGCAATGATCACCGCCGGGTTGACCGGGTC